AAAGAAGATGGGCGGATATCTTGTTAAGACACACCACAAATCTGAACCGGGAGACATGTCAGAGAATAAGCCGGAAGAATCGGTCCACCCTGACTTGAATTCTGTCAATCAGCACATAAATGATGCTATGGGACCGGATGAAGCTCCGGCAGGCGCACCTCCGCAAGGAGCAGGCGCACCTCCAGCAGCGGCAGCCGCACCTCCAGCAGCCGCGCCTATGGCGACACAAGGAGCATAATCATGGCAAAACTAAGCTATAAAGAAAGAAAGAAACTACCTAAAGCGACTTTCGCTATTCCTGGTGAACGAAAATATCCTTTGCCCGATAAAAGTCACGCCCGAAACGCGTTGTCCCGTGTGTCCGCATTCGGAAGCCCTTCTGAAAAGAAGACCGTCCGCGCCAAAGTTCACGCAAAATTCCCCAGCATTGGCGGCGCTCGCCACGACCACAGCGGTCCAGATAATAACATGAAGTCAAACCGTCGTAGATAATTCAAATACACATGAAATCACAAATCCCCTCTTTGAAATCACACATCGTTAAGGGGGCTGATTCAAAGTCGCTAATGACTAAGGATGAGCCAGAACTTAATACGGCATCCATAACCCACAACTCTATGCCAGTGGCATATTTTGTGCGCCATGGTGAAACCGACATGAACAAAGATAATGATTTTCGCGGCGACCTGGACGTTCCTTTGAATCATGAAGGACTAAAGCAAGCCACGAATCTTGTTGTCTATTTTCATAACGTTCGTCCCTCCGCCATCTTTCACAGTAACCGCAGCAGAACCCTGCAAACCATAGCTCCACTTGCGAAATCAAAAGGAATCAAACCCAAAACCATTGATGGTCTTGACTCTCTTAACACCGGAGATTTTGCGGGTCAGCCGAAAGACGACAAGAATCTGAAGAAGATGCAATTTTATCGTGAACATCCCGACGCCAAAATTCCTGGCGGAGATGTCGTTCGTAAATGGCAACAGAAGGCCGACAAAGCAATTGATACCGTCCTCAAAGAGAGTGAGAAAGACGGTCAACCCGCAATCGCATGTTGCCACGGCTCGCTCATCAAGGAACTTTCTCGATATCTCCACGGAGACATCAAAGCCGCTAAGGTAGACCCTGGCGGCGTAGTTGCTGTTTACAAACTTCCTTCAGGCGGGTACATCGCGGAGCCAATTCTGTCCAGAAACGATGAAGCCGAGTCTTCCGAAATGGCGGGTTCGTAATGCCATATAAATCAAAGGCACAAGCCGCATACTTCAACATTCACAAAAAAGAACTATCAAAACAGGGAGTTGACGTGAACGAGTGGAACGCTGCATCTAAGGGAAAAGCGTTACCTGAGCACACAAAGAAAAAGCGTGGAGGCTCGGTAAGGTCTCGTTCTGGGGTGTAATAATGTTGCCTGACCCGAATGAGAAAGGTTTGTACACTCTGGAGATGGTCAAGGACTGGACCGTCGCAGAAAGAAATGAACTGCGATACGCATGCCAAACGGATTTATTTTTGTTGGCCAACAACGTTTGCCGAAACAGCAGACAGCCGCAATTGATTCGAAAAGTACATGGCACAATCTGTGATTCTTTGATTCAGAAATATCCTATTCCTGGATATGACTGGCAAATCGTAGGAGACGGATACACTCCTCTCGAAACCAGGGAGTTTAGAGATTGGAGCCCGATTAAGCAGCGCGTGGTCATGTCTTCTCGAAACACACTGAAATCAGTTCTTGAAGCCGTTGATATAGTTCAAGTCATACTCTGCAATCCTGATGTTCGTATTCTGATTCTGAGCGGCGGCATGGACTTGGCCAAAGAAATTTTGGGAATGGTTCGCTCTCATTTTGAAACTAATAACGTTTTGGGATACCTTTTTCTTCCGTTCTGCGAAAACATTCACATCAACGCCGCCCGATTTACATCCCCGGCTCGTCGCGACGACACCCTTAGAGACCCGACGATTAGAGCCAAAACATTCAAAGCGGCCAAGGGTGGAATTCACCCTGATTACATCAAACTGGACGACGTAACTAACGAAAAGAATCAGGCAACACCTGAGTTGGTCGAAACGTCAATCCAGCAGTACGACGATATTGACCCTCTAGTTGAGCCTGGAGGATACATAGACTTTACAGGTACTCGATGGGCTGTAGATGACTTGCCCGAGTACATAAAATACCACGGTTTAGAAACCGAGAAGATGACCGGGGAAAAGGCAGTTTTATATTTGTGCCAGCCCGTTTGGACAGTAAAACCTGTTAACGACCCTGAACTTCTTCCTGAGCAACGCGCAAAACTTCAGAGCGAGCGCAACGAACGGCAAAAGAACAACAAACTAACGCCTGACGACGTGAACTTGCTTTGGCCCGAGAAGTTGGATGCAAAATTCTTGTGGCCGATGTATTCTAAGAATCCACGAAAATTTGCATGCCAGTATTTGCTGAATCCCGAAGGCGTAACTCACGGATGCTTTACTCGTGCGCTGCTGGACCAGCAGATACGACCGATTGAATTTTGTCCGATGCCTCATCGTTCGTATGTGGTCATCAACTGGGACTTGAGCGGCGTGAGCGGGGAAGGTGACTACGCTGTCGGACTTGTGGGAATTTGGGAAGATACAGGACGACTATTCATAATCGACATGGTGATGAAGAAGTTTCATTCTGGTACCGAGATGGCTCATGCCATAGTCAACCTGTACAAAAAATACAATCCTGATTTTCATCGAATAGAATCCGCAAACGGTGCCGAACTACTCTTAGGAGAACTACGAAGCGTGGCTGCTTTGGCAGACCTGGACCAAGCTTTTTATCCCGGTTTTGACCCGCCAACAAACGAAGAGAGCGCAAAGACAACACGAATCATGCTGCTACCTGGACCTTTGGAGAGCGATTTGATTCAGTTCTACGAGGGGATTCCCGATTTAGAATTGTTGTTTGGCCAGTTTGAAAAATTTACCACAAAGAAAACGGGCCGAAAAGATGACGGCCCTGACTGCTTGGCGCAGATGTGGGAGAAGTGGAGAAATGGAATCAGCGTGAAAGCGGTCGGATACTGCACACCGTCAGAAGCTGTTGTGGATTTTCAGTCTAAGCCTGTTTCGGAAATGAAACCGGACCTGCGGGCGGAAGACGGAAGATACGCCGACACAGAATTTTTAGAGGGTCTAACAACTCCTCATGTCTAGTAAGGATATTGAATGCTTTTAGAACAGCCTCTACAGCCTAATGCGCCCTTGAATCAGCATGTCGAATCCTTTGTATTCGATGGCCCGCCGATAGTTGTTGATACGGCTCTAGCGCTTGTGGTTCAAAATACGAAGCGAGCAGAAGCCTACTTGACGACACGTTTGTGGATGTCGGAATGGCGGGTTGCGAAAGCTCTGTACGAAGCTCCGGTTAAGCAAACGTATTGGAGGGACACGTATGTTCCTCGTGCCAGCAACTCGTTTCCTTTGGTTGCGCAGCATGTTGGTGCCGTGTTGGCCCAAGTTATGCCCGCGTTGTTTCCTCAAGCGCGGCCATTTGCTATTAAACCGCAGCAAGGAGCCAGTTGGCAGGTTGCTCGTGGATGGGAAGAACTGCTGGATTATGAAACGAAGCAAACCAACTTCAAGCAAGAAATGCGTTTGCTTTCCAAGGACGCGGAAGTTTTTGGTATTGGATTAGGAAAGTGGGGATGGTTATCGGATACCAAGCGTCGTGAAGTTTACAAACGCGCCGTTCAACCCAAGAAACTGAAGAATCAAAATGGGGAATGGGTTACGATTCATACTCCAGAATCCGATGCTATGGACGTGGTAGACGTTACGCAGGTAATCAATCGTCCGTTCTTCAAGCGTTGCGAAGTAAACCATGTTCTTGTAGACCCATCTCTTCGTGAGCCGGATATTCGTAAGGCAAAGTACGTTGTTCACCGCGAATTTTTGAGTCTACGACAGTTGAATGACTATCGTGGTATGGATGGCTGGGACATTCCTTCAGAAGCAGAGTTGCGACTTTTGGCGCAGCCCCCTGAAGAAACTCCTCCTGGCTCTGCGATGGAAAATGAAGCCACGGCCTATCCCGCACAGGGACATCGCCCGTTGCCGCGGTACATAGATTCGTCTGAAGACCCGTTGGACCATGTATTGGAAGTTTTGGAATACTGGACAAACGAACAGGTAATTTGTGTTCTTCAGCGCAAGAAAGTAATTCGAAAAGAAAAGAATCCATTTGGTTGCTTGCCGTTCGTATCTACCTTCTGGGACGACGTACCGGGATGTTTCTACTCCTTTGGTATTCCTCGTCGTATAGGCGGCGTCCAAACACATATTCAAGGACTGCGTAACCTTCGTCTTGACGATATTGCTTTGAACCTACAGCAAGTTTGGTTGGCAAAGACTGGCACGGAAATTGCAGCGCAGCCTATGCGCGCTTATCCTGGAGCGGTATTCAAGGTTGGCAATCCGAAAGAGGACTTGGTTCCTCTTATAAAGCAGCCTGTTATGCCGGAAGCTTACCGCGAAGAAGAGGTATTGATTGACGACGCGGAAAAAACATCAGGAGCGAACGGACTAACCGTGCAGGGCGGGCAGGCGCGACCGGGCGCAGGCACTGGAATGCGCACCGCGGCTGGCTCACAAGCGGTCAGCGGAGCCTCTAGCGCTAGAATTCAATCGTTTGTGGACGTTACTATCGAACAAGTTTTTGTTCCGATTCTGAATGCCTTTGTGGAAATGAGTCGCCAGAGAATAGATTTGGAGTTGGCACGAAAAATCATCGGAGCCGAACTGTTCCAATCATTGGAACTGGAGCATCAGGGCGATTACTTAGAAGATATGTGCAACGTCATGGACCTGCAGGTCAGTCCATTGGCGTCTTCAAACTTGGCCGCTGTGGCGAAAATGGCGGCTTCTTTGCCTATACTCGGTGAAATGTTCATGCAGCCCGCATTCATTTCAGGCATAAATCAAGCCGGATTGAAGGTTAACTGGCTAGAATACGCTCGTCGTATGGAGCAAACCACGAGTTGGAATGGAGCACAAGATATGTTTATTCCTTTGACGCCGCAGGACAAACAGCAAATGGCCGCTTCAAATCCTGAAGTTATTAAGTCTCAGGCTGCGGATTCTCGTATTGATAAATTGGGCGCTCAGAAAGCTGCTTTGTCGTCTCAAGAACATCAACAGAAGATGGAGCAGGACCAGAACAAGGGTCTAGTTACTGCAGGAGCGGATACGCTCGTTAAGAGTATTGAGCGAGCACAGGTTCGGGAAGAAGAACCGCAAATCAGTGGAGGACTAGGTGAAGGTGAATAAATACGCTAGTACGCCTGGAACCAGCATGGACCAGGATGTTTTGGATGAAGCTTACAAATACATCCACGCCGACCCAGGCGATGTTGAAGAACAGATTACAGCCTTGCAAAATCCTGATGAGATTTTGAATCGTGGAGAAATTTGTTACGAATTCACGACTACTCGTATTTATCCGATGATAGTGAAGTACCTGAAAGATATTACGGAACGAACGCATCGAGAGTTTGAAGAATGTGAATCTGACCCCAACGAAAGATTACGCCAGAAATGGCATATTACTCGGGAGATGGCCGCGGAAATTATTGGAAACATACAGGGCGCAGCCAACCGATACATAGAAACTCTGCAGGAAATGCATGACCATGAATAAAAACACAACCCAAGAGTCCGCCGCCGAGCAGATTCGTTTACGTTTCCGAGAGGATGGACCGCCAAAACCGTTTGATAGTCCCTTGGACGACGTGCGGCAGGGGATGGGACGCCCGTCACCGGGGTTGAGAGTTACTCGTGGCATCCCTATTTTGATGTCAAAGAAAGATAAGGAACGGCACGCAGCCATAGCCGAGGAAGTTGGACTAACAGAAAGAAAAACACAGAAGTTTCAGGCTGTAGGAGACAGCCGTGTTCAAGACCCAGCTTACTATATCCAGATGGAAGAAATGTTTGGCATAGAAGACCGTGGACTGAACGAAATCTAAACGAATTTGCGTTCTCATACAAGAGGACACAACGACTCAATCGGGAGACACCCGAAGTCGCCCAAGACCTGGATTGGTCTATAGGATAAATCAAATGGCAAAGAACATGAGTATACCGCCGACCAGCGATGACGTGATTAAGAAAGGTTGGCACAATGATAGAGATGGAAATTCTCTAGTCCCAAGTCTGAGCGTGGAACAGGCCAAAGCGGATATGATAGCCGCCGCAGAGCCAGCCACTACATTTCGAGGCGGAGTAAAAATCCCGAAGTTCATAGCAGAATCAAAAACTCCTACTGTGTCCGTGGAACCTGCAAGTCAACCGGACCTGATAGTGGTTCAACCAGTCCCGGTTCGCGGTGTAGGTGGGAATGTGGCTGCAAGTACGCAGGCATCGTTACTGGCCTCCGCAAACGAAAAGATTGCGAAATTGGGTATTCCGCGGGGAGCCCGAGTGAATCTCGTAGAGATGGTTCGTGCAGGAGCGCTTACGCAGGAGGAAAGTAATGCGTTGCTCCGAAATACAGGTCTTGTAATCAACCGACCCGAGCCGCAGGTTCAAGAAGAGGTTGTTGAACAGGTTGTTGAACAAGTGGAACCAGAAGCGCAAGTGGTTCCCGAACGACAGCCAGTTCCTGCGCCGCAAGTGGTTCCAGAATCAGAACCGCAAGGTAAGAAAGTTGTTTCAGACGACAAACTCAGCACAATCTCCTATTACAAAGATGGCAAGGATTGGATTTTGGAAATAGTAAGCAAACAGGGGCATGGAACGCAAAGATTTTTGGCAACCAGCAAGGACGATTTGATTCAAAAATTAGGGGTTGCTCAGTCAAATGCCACAAAGAAAATCAGTGACCAAAAGGGCGAAATTGAATTCGGAGACCGTCCTGATACCTGGGACTCTGTGTTTAAGTTCATGAATGATGAATTGCATATTTCCGCGGAAGATTACGGTAATATGCCGCAATCAGTCAAGAACATGACGATTGCGAATATTCAAGCAGAACAAGTTCGTGAATTTCAAAATGAATATCCGCACAATTACTACACAGAAAACAATTTTAGTCAGCTTTCAAAATATTTGGAAAAACGAGAAATCCCAATGACGTTCCACAATATACGTTTGGCGTGGAACAAATTATCGGACGATGACATGCTTGATGTTCGTCCAGAAGAAGAGCTACAGGAAACTCCTGTCGCAGCTTCTACACCAGTTTCAGTGCAACCAGTAGCACCAGTGGCAGCGAATTCTGCCCCTGCGGCTGTTCTAACTGCAGCGCCTGCATCAGCAGCGCCAGCAGCGGCAGCAAATGCTCCTGTAGCACGAAAGAGAGGGACTACGGGTATTATGCCTGGTACTTCAGCCTCAACGCTGGAAGTAACCGAGGAAAGCACAAAACCGCGTATACTCTCAGAAAAAGAGTTAAGAGAGATGGACCTGAAAGCCCTGGGGCGGATTGCCAAACAGGACTGGAAGTCGTATCGCAGTTAACTCAAAGCAACTTGATTGTGAGGCATCCTATTTCCGGGTGGCTATGTTTTCCACAATTGGGGACTCAGTGAAAACTGAGTAAGAAAAAACAAGAAGGTAACGAAAATGCCAGTATCTAACAGTTCTGCATCTTTCGTTATTGGTTCAACAAAAAGGTCTTGACATACTCAGAAGGATATGTTAAGATATTAGTAGTAAATTAGGACCAATTTAAAGGACACTATATGCTGGAAACGCTTCAAAAGGTCAGCCCTCCTGACAATGGAACAATGGGCGACACAGGGAGTCAATCAGCAGGAAACACGGTGAGTTGGTTGGGGGGCTTTATTGATGGCGAGGGTAGTATTGGTTTTGATAAAACCAGTAAAAAAGATTTTCATTATCCTCATGTCATCATTACCAGTACGCATAAACCAACTATTGAAAGAGTTGTTGAGATTCTTTCAGCTATTGGAGTACAGTGTTGGGTTACGAAGCATACCGTAAAGAACCCAAAACACAAGCAAGATTGGAATGTTATCATTCGAGGACTAAAGCGAGTAAAACCGCTTCTTGATATTATCATTCCTCATCTCTTCACAAAAAGAGAGCAAGCGCAAGCGATATTAGATTTCACTAATTATCGCCTGTCCTTGCCTTCTCATACGCCATACGGCGGAAAAGAGAAGTCAATCATTGCTCGACTCCATCAGTTAAATCATCGTGGCCCCTCAGAGACTACACGTGCCCCTCAGACAAACTGAGATGATATAGTCCATGCCCGAACTAAAAAGCGGGAGTAACATGCCTCACTTCCTTCTACACAGGCCGTGTACTACGACCGTCTTGCTGTCCGCGCTCTCTTTGCGCATCTTGGCTTTCAAGGTTTAACTGCTGAACGTCAAATTCCAAAGTTCGCTGGCCGCACGACTCAAATCTACACGTACAACCTGTCTCCGTTTACGTCTGGTGTTTCTGCAAACTCTGCAGACACTGCACCAGCGCAGGCAACTGAAGGTACCGTTGGAACTCCGATTACTCCTACTGAAGCAAGCATTCAGGCTGTCCTTGGACAGTACGTTGATTACTCTAACGTTTCTGATTTTGCTTTGGCCGTTGACATCGGAAAGCCTCTCGAACAGTTGAGCGAAATGCTCGGCTATCGTGGAGCGCTAGTTGTAGACACGTTGATTCAGCAGGCTTACGACGCTGCTATCTCAACGGACGCAACTTGCGGCGTTCAGCTAGGTAATGGTTCATACATGTCACGTCAAGCAATTAGCGTGGCTGTTGCAACCATCCGTGGCAAGAACGGGCGACCATTCGCAGGCGGACGTATGCGCGGCATCATGCACCCATATGTGCTAAGCGACATGGCTAACGACACAACCATCAATGGCGTTTTGGACGTTGAAAAGCGTACAGAGCGTGGTCAGAAATGGATTGAGGAAGGTCTAGCAGAAGACAACCAGATTATCCCAGTGGAAGGCGTTGACTTTGTTATGTCAACTAACGTTCCTCTAGTATCTGGCGCTCCGGTTTCCGGCGCATCTTCTTGGGCAACCTATATCACCGCCGATGAAATGATGTTCAGCATCGCGCTTGGTGGTTTTGAGGATGTCCCTGATGAGTCTAACTTCAAGGCCAACAT